ACTCAGATGATATTGCAGAAGGTTCTACAAATATTTATTACACAAATAATAGAGCAGATGCAAGGGTTAATTTACAAACAGGAGCTAATTTAGATTTAAGTTCTAAGTCTACATCTGATTTATCTGAAGGGACAAATTTATATCATACTACCGAAAGAGTACAAGATGTTGTAGCTGGTCAGTTTGTAACGAATGGCTCACATACTGGTATTTCATTTGTTTATGATGATGCTGGTGATGGTGCAATAGATGCAACAGTATCTTTATCATCTTTCTCAACATCAGATTTATCTGAAGGCACCAACCTTTATTATACCGATGCAAGATTTGATACTAGATTGGGAACTAAATCTACCTCAGACCTTAGTGAAGGCTCTAACCTTTATTACACTGATGCAAGAGTACAAGCTGTTTCTATTAACAATGTTGTAGAAGATACAACTCCACAATTAGGTGGTGATTTAGCATCTAATGGTAATATGATTCGGTTTGGAGATAGTTCTAGTGCTACTGATGATAGATTAAAGTTTGGTGTTAGTAATGATTTACAGATTTATCATGATGGTTCTAATAGTTATATAGATGAAGTTGGAACAGGTAATTTGCATATAAGAGGAAGTAATCAATTATTACTACAAAATAATGATGGAACAAAAAATTTCGTAGTAGGTAATAATAGTGATGGTTGGGTAAAACTTTATTATGATAATACAGAAAAATTAGCTACAAGTAGCACTGGAGTAGATATTACAGGAACTTTGATAGTTGATACTACTATTAATGTTAATGATGCATCAGGTTATGGAAATATTGAATTAGGTGGTGCAAGTGGTGGATATGTAGATTTTAAAACTCCTTTTAATGATGACTTTGATGCAAGAATATTTTATGGTGGCACTAACTTTCAGATTACAACTAATGCTGACCAGCCAATATTGTTAAGGCATAATAATTCTACAAGACTAGCCACAACCTCTTCAGGCATAGACGTAACTGGTACAGTTGAACTTGATAATCTTACAGTTGCAGGTTCACAAGGTACTGATGGTCAAGTTCTTACCTCTACAGGAAGTGGCATTGCTTGGGAAGATGCTACTGGTACTGGAACAACTATTAACAATAATGCTAACAACAGAGTTATTACAGGTAGTGATACTGCTGATACTTTAGAAGCTGAAAGTGGTCTTACTTATGATGGTTCTAATTTAGGTGTAACAGGAACAGTTAATAGTATGACTATTGCTGCTAGTGGCTTTACTTGCCCAACAAGTCAAAACTTTGTAATTAATTCACCTAATGCATTAAGAATAAATATTGATTCTAATAATGATGGTACAGCAGAAGCATTTACTATAGGACATAATCAAGATACTGCAGCTAACACTAATGTTTTATTCAATATTACAGAAAGTGGAACTACAACTTTAAATAGTAAACTGGACTTAAATTTTGAAAAACAATTAGTAGCAGGAATACCAACAAATAATATATCTGTAACTGATACAACATCTTTAGCTGCTGGTGTTGGTGGTGCAATTAATTTTAGTGGTGTTTATCAAACAGGTGGTAGTACAACAGCTTTTGCTTCTATAGAAGCTAGTAAAGAAACAGCAACTCATAATGAATATGGTGGTGCTTTAGTATTTAAAACTAGACAAGATCAAGGCTCACAAAATGAGCATATGAGAATAACGTCAACTGGTGCTGTTATTGTTGGTGGTACATCACCTCTTGGTTCAGCTACATTTACAGTAGATAGTGATAGTGCTGCTATTGCTGTTTTTGATGGTTCTTCAGCAAGTGGTGGCTACTTACAATTTAGAAATAATAATACAGCAAAAGGTGTATTAGGTTTTGGTTCTAATGCAGGTGCTTCGTCTGTTAATAATATGATTTTGGGTACAAATACAGGAAGTCTACAAATTAATGTTCCTGAAACAGCAGGAGCAGCAATAAAGCTAGAGTTTGGAAATAACGACAACACTACTAGGCGAACAGTTCAAGCATACAAAGACAATTTTGAACCTGCTGCTGCTGATACGGGGGTTGTTGGTTTAGGAAGTCCAACAAGTAAATGGAAAGACCTATATCTTTCAGGTGGTGCTTATCTAGGCGGAACAGCAGCAGGAAACAAACTTGAAGATTATGAAGAAGGTACTTGGACTCCAAGCATTACTTTTGGTCAAAGTTCAACAGGCATTACCCATAATGTACAAAATGGAAAATATGTAAAAATAGGAAGTGCTGTATATGTTTCATGTCATTGTAGTTTAAGTAGCAAAGGAACTGCTGCTGGTATTGCTGATATAAATGGACTTCCATTTACTATAAATCAACAAGCATTTGGTGCTTTTCAACCCATAGGTGATAGACAAGGATTAAGTACAGCAGGTGTTCCAGTTAATTTATATTTGGCTGCTGGTAATGCATATGCTCGTTTTTATAAAAATGGTTTTACTGGCACTGGTAATAGCACTGTTACAAATGCTAATTTCACAAATACAACAGATATAGATGTCAATTTTGTGTATTACACGGATTCATAATAACTAATATACCTAGTGGATTCTAGGTACGGACATAGGAGAAAATAGAATGGCAATAACAAAAGAAATAATAGAAGATAAAATAGAAGTTGTAGGAGACTACAAAACTATACAAGTGAGAACAGCTACAGTCATCAAAGAAGATGGCGTAGAACTATCAAGATCTTTTCATAGACACGCATTAGATTGTGTAAGTTCTGTTCAAGATGAAGATGGTAACTGGACTCATGCAGATACAGATGTATCAGAAGAAAGTTTTAATGTTCAAGGCATAGCTGCTACTGTTTGGACTAATGAAATTAAAGAAGCTAAAAAAGCAGCTAATGAATTAGCAACACCATAACAGGAGAATAATATGAATTTTATATTAGAAACAATTACAACAGTAACTTATATTGTAACAACTGCATCAATCATAGCTGCTTGTACCCCTAACAAAATTGATGATGGTTGGATTAATAAACTATTTAGCTACATAGATATATTAGCTTTAAATTTTAAAATTAAAATAACCAAAAGAGAAGCATAGAAAATGAACTGGAATTGCAAAACAATAGAAGTATATAATCAAGAACACAATGGACATACTGGTGTTATATGGAATGTGCATTGGAAAGTAACAAAAGAAGATGGAGATTATTTAGCATCATCTTATGGTACACAAACCTTAAACACTGAAGAAATAAGCAATTTCATTCCTTTAGATTCTGTAACTTCTGCTGATGTAGAAGCATGGGTTATTAGTGCTATGGGTGAAGAGGTACTTGCTGAAATAGAAGCGAATTTAGATGCACAAATAGAAGAACAAAAAAATCCTGTATCTGATTTAATAACACTAGATTCTTAGTATATAATTTAATTTTAATAAACTTATAGGAGAGTTACATGAGTAAAGAAGAGAATAAGATGGAAAATCAAGAACCAGTAATAATTACATATAATGGCACAGAGTACAGAGCTTCTGATCTAAACGAAGAACAAATGGCTTTGGCTGGTAAATTAAATATTGTTGGTAAGAAACTAGCTAGACTTCAAGAAGCATACGATGATTATGTTATTACTAATGAATACAAGAACTTAGTAATTCAATCATTTGATAGAGCTATCAATCCTGAAGAGGTCGAGGTAGTAGAGGAAGAATAATGCCTAGAGTCACCGCACAAGATATCGGAGTTGAATTAGAAAAACACGAAATCCAATGCGGTGAAAGATGGACTCAAAACTGGAATAGACTAAAAAAGATAGAAGAACAAGTTAAAGATTTAGATGGTAAAACCGAAGCTAAACTTAACAAAATCGACTGGTCTATTAAAGGTGGTTTGGGTGCAGTGATATTAATACTATTAAGTGGCATTATCACCTTGATTATTAAACTATGATAGATAAACTTATCCAACCTGTTGGTGACATATTAGATAAATTTGTTGCCGATAAAGACTTAAAAATAAAACTATCTCATGAACTTGAGAAAGAGATAATTTCGTTAAACAAAGCACAATTAGAAGTAAATGCAGTTGAAGCAAAACACAATAACATATTCGTTTCAGGTTGGAGGCCTTTTATCGGTTGGTGCTGCGGTCTATCACTCGCTTATCATTTTATTTTAGAACCTATCATTCAATACATTCTTATAGTCAATGCAATTCAATTTGAAACGCCTGAGTTTGACTTTAGCCAATTATCTACAATCGTTATGGCAATGCTTGGCTTATCCTCGCTTAGAACCTACGAAAAAACAAAAAAATAATATGTACGACAACATAAAAGAAATGCTAATTAAGAATGAAGGGTTGATGTGTACTCCTTATCATTGTAGTGCTAATAAATTATCAATAGGTGTGGGCAGGAATCTCGAAGCAAATGGTATATCAGAAGATGAAGCTATGTATTTACTTGAGAATGATATTAAAAGAGTTGTAGATAATTTAGATAAAGTATGGAAAGTATGGAGAGGTTTTCCACCACTTGCTCAAGAAGTATGTATAGACTGTGCCTTCCAAATTGGTATCACTGGATGGATGAATTTTCGAAGAACAAGAGCTTTGATGGAAATGGGAGCATGGCTAGAAGCCTCAGAAGAAATTTTAAGGAGCAAGTACCACGAACAAACCCCTGCAAGATGTGCTAGAAATTCTAGAAAACTAGCCTTATGTCAAAATGCCAAGAAAGACATCAGACCAACATCAAGCTAATTCTAGACTTGGTGCATTAGGAGAATCACTGGTTCAAACATTTCTGCTTGAGTATGCAGACTTTTGTTTCCCCACCCAAGAAAAACATCCAGCAGACCTATGTATGGAGCTGAATAATTCAATGTATACAATTCAAGTAAAGAGCAGGCGAGCTACTAAAGAAAAGAAGTTTGTCTTTGCTGCTGAGAACTCAAGATCAATGTCTGATACTTATAAGAACTATAGTTGCGACATCTTAGCTTTTGTATTTTTCTTTGATGACCAAAAAAGAATTATGTTTAAGGCAAATACTTCTTCACAAAATTATTTCACCTTTGATAAAAAAATCATTACCGACAATATGGAACTAGACTCACTTCAAGAAACTCTTAATTCTCTTAATTCTGTTCCTGTTTTAAATTCAATAATTTAATCCTTGCATATTATATAAATATAATTTAATATATTTATATTAATTAAATGGAGGAGTTAATTATGATAGAAAAAATACAAGCATTAGTGTTGTTAAGTGCTATGGCATATCTTTGTTATGGTGCTGCATTAATTATCAAAGACAGGAATAACAAATGAGAGAAATAACATTAAACGAAGTTGGTAAAGTAAAACCTTTGATCTTAGCTAAAAGGCAAATAAGAGGTTACTACAGAGATGTCTTCACTGGAGAGAATAAAGTTCAAGTAGATGAAAGAGAATATATAGTCAGAGATTCCTTGACTGAGATAGCTTATCTAATGGGAGCTAATACATGAAGATTGAATCACTAAAGAACTTTGAGTCAGAACAAAAAGGACAAGCACTTATCTACAAAGATATACCTAATGAAGATTACCATGCTGGCGTAGGTATAAGCAGTAGTTATATTAGAAGATTTGGTCAATCGCAATTACACGCAGTTAATCATAAATCTGAATCTACTCCTGCACTAAAGTTTGGCACAGCAGCTCATTCTTTATTAGTAGAAGGTAAAGAGGCTTTTGATAAAGAAGTCAGAATTGTTACAGGCTCTCCTTACACCAAAGCCTTTAAAGAAGAGAAGGCTGAGTTTGAAGCATTGGGTTATATAGTCTTAAAAGAAGATGATGCAAATATGATCTTTGAGATGAAGGCAAATATGATTTACGAAGGTAATGCTTACTTAAATGCAAAAGGCAAATTAGCTGAAGCAAGTATCTACTGGTATGAAGATGATGTGCTATGCAAATGTAGACCTGATTTAATGTGTCCGCCACTAGATAAACCTAATTCAGATAATGAAATAGTAATAGTAGATTACAAGACTACAATATCTTGCGAACCTTATGCTTTTAATAAGTCAGTCAAAAAGTATGGCTACGACTTACAAGCATCATTCTATAGAAGAGGGTTACAGATGGCTGGATATGATGTGACAGACTTTGTTTTTATAGCACAAGAAAAAACACAACCTTATGCTTCTAAGGTATTTAGAATTACTAAAGAGCAAATGGATTATGGTTGGACAATGATGGAGAATTATTTGGAAGAGTATAAGGAATATCAAAAAGGTAAACCTTTAAGTATTTACAATAGTCCTAATGTTGTGGATTTGGTGTTGTGAAAAATAGAAACCTAAATAACCATGATAACTGGGCAACGCCTAAAGAATTTTATGATGAATTAAATAAAGAATTTAATTTTGATTTTGATCCTTGTCCTTTGTTTGCAGACTTTGATGGATTAAAAATTGACTGGGGTAAAAGTAACTTTATCAATCCACCTTACAGCAGAAAGCTAAAAGATTCATTTGTAAAAAAAGCTATCAAAGAAGCAAAAAAAGGTAAATTATGTGTATTGTTGTTACCAGTAAGTACCAGCACTATTTTGTTTCACGACTACATCCAGCCCAATGCAGAAGAGATAAGGTTTGTAAGAGGTAGGATTAAATTTATAGGTATTAACACTTTTGGAGAAGAGGTAAGCAATAAAGCTGGTATGCACGATTCTATGATAGTGGTATTGAAAAAGGGCAAATAGATATATGAGAGTATTAAGTATTTGGAGAGTTTATCCTTTGCCCTTGAACCTAGTATACAGTTTTTGGAGAAGTAGGTAATAAAGTTCTAGCTTTATTATCAAATAAATATTAATATAAAAAAGGAGAGTCAGAATGGACGAAAAAATAAAAAAAGCACTTTGGATATCGGAAGATTTACACAAGGAGATCAAGATATTCGCAATTAAAAATAACATGAATATTGAGACTGCATCTCAGATGGTCTTGAAGCTAGGCATGTGTTCTTACAAAGCGGAGAAGAAGAATGGGTCAAAATAGTAAAGCGGTATCAAAGCGTAGAGAAGAGTTAGAAGCTGAGAGATTAGATAATTCAATCAAGATGTATTACTTTCAGAAAGGAGCTGGAGAGCACTATAGGGAAATACAATATGAAAGTGGAAGAGTGGTAAGGACTGATTTCAATGATTGAGTGGATTCTATATTTTATTGGTGCAGTGTTTGGCTTAGTGGCTATAGGTGCTGTTATCAGCGTTATAGCAGCAATATATATTTTTAATGAGTTAGATTAATGGTAAACAGCAGAAACAAAGGTGCAGCGTTTGAGAGGGTCATAGTCAATAAGATTAATAACATTCTTGAATCAAAAGGACTAGATACAAGAGTTAAAAGAAACTTAGATCAATATCAAACAAAAGGCATGGCTGATATTTACTGGGATAAGTTTGCCATTGAATGTAAAAGATATAAGGCTGGTGGTAAAAAGACCATGTATAAGAATGAGTGGTGGCAACAGGCAGTTGAGAGTGCTGGAGATAATTTAATACCTTTGCTAATTTTTAAATATGATAGAAGAGAACCTATGTGTGTGATACCTCTTTACTTGGTAACAAGTGTAGAGACTGCAAATTGGCAATGCACATACTTATGTCCACTATCAGAAATATGCAAAAGGTTAGATGAAATCTTACAAAAAGCGAATGGATTTAAATAGCTACTTGCTTCAGGAAGATTTTGAAGAGTTTTGTAGGGCAGCCTACGAAAGAATCCAAATTGCTTGCGATGTCTTTGGCATTGTAAATGATGAGGATTACTTCAGTTTCAAGGAGCGTAATTATACGAAACTTGAGACTGATTATTTAAACAGTATTGATAGAACAATACATTAACCATAGGAGAGTATTATGGATATATTAGGCGGAATGAGAAATTCCAGCGATAGTCAGCAAGTTTATCTTGCTTTTAAAACAGCCGATCAACAATTTTTTGTTAATGGGCAAACAGCAATCGATTTTAAATACTTGCAGTTAGACCCTGCAACATTTAAAAGTGGTTGGGGTAGGTATGCTGGTGAGTATCAGTATCAATGGGATGCTAAGTTTGGAGAAGCAAGCCCTAAACCTTCTGATGATTGGAAAAGAGCATTTAGTTGCTGTGTTATGCCACATGGACATGACCATGCACTTATTTGGAGTAGATTCACTTTTGCTGAATCAAGTGCCTTTAATAAGATACTAAGTAGCTTTTGGAATCAAATGGATGCAAATAGTGATTCCTTACCTGTAGTTGAGTATAAAGGCTCAAAAGAAATACAGGTTGGGATAGGAAGGTCATCAGAATTATCTTTTGAGTTTTCTAAGTTTGCACCTAGATTTGCTAACTTTGATATACCAGCATTTTATGACAAGGATGATGATGCTGTTGAGGACACATTTAAGAGTCCTAATGATGGTCTTGCTGATAAAGTTCAGGAGATGGTTGATAAGAATGAATTATCTGATGATGATATTCCATTCTGATGCAACAGATAGATTGGATAAGAATAGCACCTGACGTTGCCAAGCAACTACTAGGAGAACCCACTAAAACCTCATCTAACGAGCTTAGATGGGGTAATAAGGGGTCTATGGCTCTTAATCTATCAGAGGGGACTTTTTACGATCACGAAGAAGGAGTCGGTGGGGGAGTAATAGATTTAATTAAACATCTTAATGAAGATGTCAACACAGTTTTAAAACAGTTTGGTTATGACTTAGCACTACATTCAAATGACTCCTTATTAAGTGGTTTCAACCCCCCTAAAATTGAAGCCACAAGTAGTGCTAGGTCATTCACTAGAGAGCAAATGATTGATTTGTATAAACAGTCAATCGTTAGCCTTAAGTATACTGATAATTTTATGGTTCTCAGATTCCCTGAAGGTCATGCCATTAAACAGAAATATGCACCATTTACATTAGATGCTAATGGTTTATGGGACTTAAAACGCCCTGACAGCCCTCTTATGCCAATTTATTATACAGACAAGTACCCAAAGAAGCCTATTGTGTTAAATGAAGGTGAGAAGGCTCTAAGAGGCTGTGAGGCAATAATTGGAGATAAGTTAGATTCTTGTACTTGGCATGGTGGAGTCAATAGTTGGAAGAAGGCAGATTGGAAACCTATATTAAAAAGAGAAGTATGGATATTTCCTGATAATGATAAAGCAGGCAAGGAATGTGCTGATCAATTAGCAGAACACCTAAGAAAAGAAGGTTGTAGAAATATTAGAATCATACAGCCACCTGAAGATTTTAATGAAAAGGATGATCTTTATGATGCTTATGAGAGGGGTTATTTTAAATCAGCAGATGAATTTATTAGCTTTGTTGATAAACAAAAAGTTAAGCTACCTAAGGGTGCTTTACGTTTTGATAGAGCCGATTATGTTCTATCGCAGGTAACGAACCCTGATTGGCTTATAACCGAGGTATTTGAACGTAATCGTTTAATAACAGTATTCGGTGCTCCCAAATCAGGCAAATCGTTTATTGCGATAGCCATGGCTTGTGCTGTAGCAAAAGGAACTCCTTTCTATGGTCATGAAGCAAAAAAAGCACCTGTAGTCTATCTTGCAGGGGAGGGAGTGAGTGGAATTAAGCGAAGGCTCGCTGTATTCCACCAAAGCAAATATGGTGGTAGCTTAGAGGGTGCACCTTTATTTTTATCTAATAGAGGTTCAAGGATTAATGAAGCAGAAGAGTATGAGAAGCTAGAAACTGAAATTAACTTGCTTAAAAAAGAAGTAGGGCAAATCGGTTTAATTATCTTCGATACGTTTCAAAGAAATTTCTCAGGCGATGAAAATTCTGCTCAAGAGGTTAATAAGTTTGTCAAAGCTGCTGATCAGTTGATTCATGACTTTGATTGTACTGTATTGCTTGTTCATCATACTGGTAGAGGAAATAAAGGAAGAGCTAGAGGTAGTTCTGTTCTTGATGCTTCTATTGATGGTGAGTTTATGGTTGAGAGAAAAGATAATACTGTTGATGGTGAGAAGCAAATGTTTGTCAAGATGAAACAAACCAAAAATAAAGATGGAATGGGAATGACTGACAAGAGCTTTATTTTCCATGAGGAGACTGTTATTGGTGAGGGTCTCAATGTGACTTCAGGATTATTAATTGAGACTGATCTTGATGATTCTGATGATGATATACAAGATGCGGTAAACGAAGCAGAAGATAAAAAGATATCTTCTCTTATGTATTTTCTAGCAAAAGATAAGCCAAAACCTGAAGAAGAATGGTTTACAGCAGATGATTTTGGTCATCAAGCGGTATATAACACTAGTGGTAATGAAATTAATCGTGATGCTATCAATAGATCATTTAAAAGATTAGAAAAAGCTGGTGTTGTTATACATGCTAAAAGAGACAAAAACACTGTAAGAAAGCAGGGTTATAGACTATCTGAGTTTAGATTATATGATGATTATGAGTTAAATAATGAATAGAGTGTGCGAGTGTGTGTGCAAGTGTGTGTGTGTGTATTGATACATTATTTGAGTGTGTGTGTGTGTAGTAGTCCGTAGGACTACACACATGCACACTTAAATGTATACGCACAAGGAGATAAATATATGAATACTTATTTAAATGAATCTTTAAAAGATAAATTAAAAGAACTAAGAATCTATGAGCTAGAGACTAAAGTTAAATGGGGTAATCGTAGAAGGATATTTAAAATGGTGGGTGTTGATTTTGAGATTAAGTTTCTTAAAGGTGAGCAAATACTAAAAACATCTTTACAAGATGATCCACCTAAAAAGCAAATCGCTATGGTTGAAATGATGATAAGAGCTTATGAGCAGTTAAATATCAAATGTGAAGAAAGTGGATATATTATGATTCAACCAAATGCAAAATGCTTTACGTTTGATAGAAAGACTGCTTTGGTATGTGATACTGATGATGATAAGCCTGTATTAGAATTAATACATAAAGATGAAAAAGATATTATGATATTCAGTATAGAAGAATTATTAAGATGTTTACCCAAGGATTTTATGAGAGCAAAAGAACTTTTAAGCAAATTAGATAAATCTGTCAATTTTCAAAGAGTCGATTATGTCTAACTGGCATGGTGGTAAAGGGTCGAAACGTAGACCTGAAGATTCTAAGAAGTTAGATGCAAATTGGGAAAAGGTCTTTGGAAAAAAGAAAAAGGAGAAAAAAGATGCCGATAAAACTAAAACCTAGTGCCAAGATCAGAGATAGGGCTACAGGTAAAACAACAACAGAACATTACTATCTAAAGTGTATGACACTTTCAGAGCTTAATGATTACATTGAATCACCAAGTGCTAAGAAAAAAGTCATACAAAAATGTAAGAATGAAATAATTAGGAGGCAAATATGAATTGTTGGCATTGTGCAACTAAATTAATTTGGGGTGGAGATCATGATATTGGAGATGAAAACGAAGAATTTGATATTGTTACGAATCTATCATGCCCCAAATGTGAGGCTTATGTAGAAGTATATTTACCAAAAGGAGAGGCAAATGAGTGATTTAGTAAACAAACCACCACATTACAATAAAGGCAAATTTGAATGTATAGACTATATAAAGCAACAGTTGGGTGCAAATTTCCCTTCATATCTAGAAGGTAATGCAATTAAATACTTACATAGACATAAATATAAAGACTCTAACATTCAAGACTTAGAGAAAAGTATTTGGTATATTAATAAATTAAAAGAACATTACGAGAACTTATAATGAGTAATAAACCGCAAATTGATGTTTCACAATTAAAAAGGCAAATCGATAAAGGCAAATCGCTGAATGAGGTTGTGATGTCTTTAGGTAAAAGCAAATCGACTATTCTCAAAGTGGCTAATGAGAATGGTTTGAAGTTTGATAAAAAAAGCCCATGGGCAAATTTATAATTAAGGCAAATTTAGTATTGATGCAAATTTACTTTTAAGGCAAATTTAGTATTAAGGCAAATATGGATATACAAGTAAAAACTGATCTCAAGAAACTGCAAAAGAAAATGGACGTTTTGCAACATAAGACTTTTAACAAAGTTCTTAGCGAAGGCATGAATTATACTGGTGCTAAAGTTGTCAATGCTCATAGAGAGATGCTTCTAAGAAAACTAGAGAAACCTAGAAAAACATCTATAACTGCTATTGTCATGTCTCAGTTTGCTAAACCTAATAAGAGAGGTCTAAAGGTTACAGTTAGGGTTAAGAGTTATGCTACAAAGTTCTTGTATTATATCTATACTGGAGAAAACGAACCTGCTAGAAGTCAAAGTTATCCATCACCTACTGATGATGCTATGGGTAGAAGAAATCAGTTCGGTAACATTGTTACTCAAAGAGGTATATTAAAAAGACTAGATAAGACTAAAGAATCTCAAAGAAAAGGCTCACGTTTTATAGGCGTACCTAAAGGTAAGGGATCAAAAGTCTATGGTATATGGGAAAGGCAAGGTAGAAAAGGTAGAGGTGGCTTAGACTTGCTTGTAGCCTTTACACCATTTATTAGGCATAGAAAGTTTATTGATTGGTTTAAGTTATCTCAAAAGGTAGTACAAAATAACTTTTATAAAGAAGTGAATAAACAATTTGCTAGAAGAGTTAAACAAGTTCTAAGATAAAGGCAAATTTACCATAGAGGCAAATTTACCTTTACCGCAAATTTAGTCTTCCTCTCCTATTATTTCTAAAATTACTTTTTGAACTCTTTGAGCCTCATAAACCTCATGCCCTAAAAACGATATATAACCATAATCAGGTTCAGGGTCTTTGCGAAACTCCAACAATTCAGTATCAAACCTATCTAGCCTCTCGTTAAAGATGCTATCAACTTCATACTGTATGCTTTTAAGTTTTTCTATTATTTGTTTTTTAGTTAGATTCATGTTTACTCCTTATATAAAACATTCTGTGACTGTTTCCGCTTCTTTTTTTGATATATCGGTAAGCGTTGAGCCGATCAAAATTAAAGCCAATTGCTTTCTTTTGTATTCAGGCAAATTTAATAATTCTCTTGCTATCTCTGAAAGTTCTAGGCTGTTGTTGATATTCATTAGTCTTGCTCCTTTAGTTTATTTAATGTTTCTTTTGCTTCTTGATAAAAATGCAAATCGTTAGGCATACAAGTATCAGTGCCTTCTGAATAATCACAGTCAAAGCAATGTTCTAGTTCTTTGCTTTTATCAACATTATTTTTATTAAAATTAATATTTGCACTTCCGCAACTAACACAAACTGTTATGCCTTCCTCTACTATTTCTTGGTATGAATAATTACTCATCATCTTCCTCCTCTATTTTTATTTTTTCCCAAATAAGACCATCTACAGATTTTTTGCAACTATCACAATAGACCTCAGATGTTTTTTGTATGTTTTCCTCATAAACAAAATTATTTTTAGTACAAGTCATATAATCATTGGGATTTATCCAAACATATTGTCTTAAGTATTCACTTTCTCCACATTCTTTGCATTTATAAATTCTCATCATTTCCCCCTGTTATGTCGTTAAGTATTTTTATTTCAAAAGCTAAGTTTAGACATTGCTTTGCTTGTTTCTTTGTTAGATTAAAAACCTCCTGCACAATCTCAGAACTAAAATGTTTATTAGTTCTTAAAAGACTGCCAACTGCAAATTCAATATTCTTGTCTTGTAGTTGCTTTTCTATTTCGTTTGTTACTTTGTACATGTTATTTAACTCCTTACTTTTATTTAACATAAACCTATTATATATAAAAATATATAAATACACAATACCTAAATGCAAATTTATTTTTAAGGCAAATTTAAGATCAAGGCAAATACTGTTTTGATGCAAATTTATAATCAAGGCAAATACTGTTTTGATGCAAATTTATAATCAAGGCAAATACTGTTTTGATGCAAATTTATAATCAAGGCAAATACTGTTTTGATGCAAATTTATAATCAAGGCAAATACTGTTTTGATGC